GCGGAGCTGCGGGACGAGGATAGCCATGACCTTAAAATTCTTTTTCATGCCGCCGTGGCTGTCCCACTGTACCGTGGTAATATCCATCCCCACAACTTCCCGCACAACATCGGATGTCATCTGGACGAGGAGGAGATCGTACCCAGTGAGGTAATCCAGCATCCGCACATCCTGGATGTTGTCAATACGCCGCAATCGCTGAGCAAGCGTATCATCCGATTCCGTCTTGTACTCGTTGTTCATGTACTGCGACCACGCCGGGCCGTAGTACAGCATCCACGGACCATAATGGTATGCGTCCATGCTCGCCTTGATCATCGCAAGCACCTCGTTAACACACGTCGCGGCGGTCCACCCACTAGCCGCCGGACTGGTAATGACAGCGTCAATGTTGCCGGTATAGTTGGTATAGCCGTAAATCTGCCCACCACCATAGGAGGTGCTCAGAGACGTAGAGCCGATAAGCATCTGTTCCGCCGTCTCCGCAACACGCCGCGCAGCAAGTTCCGCCGTAGTCGTATCCAGAGGACTCCCGCCATTCCGACTAGCCATGATGGCCCGGAGACTAAACGAAAAGTCCTTGAAAATGATAGGGAGCGGAAGATTGGTCAAATCAAACACGGGGCGATCACCATCTGACGTTTCCAGCGCATCCATCGTCACACGCGCGGCGCTGATGTCACTTTGGTTTTCGGTCTGCAGAACAGTAGCACCCATGCCATTGGGGATAGTGTACTGCAAACCGGCCGCACGCAAATCAGCAACGGCGCGCAGGCGCGGCTTAGCGGCCTTGAGAATGGCCGTGTCCAAATGGATCCAATCATCCTTCCGCAACGTGGCCGTAGCATTAGTAAGCGGGGTAGCAACATGCACGCCTGCCTGGTTGGTGGTGGTAATGTAACTACGGCCATCGTCCCCAACCCAGGGACGGAGGGCGTTGACATTGAATCCGGTCTGAAGCAACTTATCCGCCACATCCCCGGAAGCCTGCCCATTGAAAATATAGTCCATATTTTTCTCCTTTGTTTCTTTTGTATGCAAAAACCCACCCCCGCACATAGACGGACAAGTGGTTAAATGCGCCGGACCCAGCAAAGCGTGTCCACCGCGCCGCTGGCGGTCAGGTAACAATCCTCCCGCGCGACTACCATCCGTTTGTACGTGCCGGTGTGCTCCTCAAATTTACCAGTAGCAGACACCGTCAGGATATCGCCACGGGCAATATCCTCACCAGCAGCCACAAGCACTTGGAATTCAGTCCCGGTGAGGGGGATGGCGGCATCACAAATTTCCCCGGCGGTGTAAACATCATCCACCGTCCCGCCCTGCAACTGGTCCTCCAACGCAATGATCAACTCGCCATCAATACCTTCCGTGGTTTGGATGGCAAGTTCGCCGTCCGCCGTTTCTTTCAAACACATGCCGGGGTACGGGGCATTGCCGGTTGCAAGCTCCATGCTTTCAATCTTACGGTACTCCCCCGCCAGCATGATCGTGTTATGCGCCATTTCATTCTCCTTCATTCATTCTGTTGAAAAAACCAAACATTATATTGATAATACTTAGGCCTTTTCTGCGAAATTCATAGTGGGGGCCAGAAGCGGTTCCTGTACCTTCCCCCCGACATTGCCAATGGGTGCCATACCGAAATAATTTGCGGCCGGTCCCGTCTTTTCCGGTTCCGTTTCAGCCAAGGCCGCGATGGCAACCAATTCATTGACCGACATGTTAGCAAGCTGATCTTTGGTGAAGACATTCTTCACATTGGCCGTAATTTTTTCGATCAGCTGACCCTTTTTGATTGCGTGCGTGGCCATGGCGTCATTGAGCACTTCCCGGATATCCATCGGAGCGCTCGCCAGAAACTGTTCCGGGGTCATCGCCGTGTTGGTCACAGGTGCCGTGTTGGTTGCAGGGGCAACTTCCGCTTTGGCCGGTTCCACGGCTTTGGGTGCCACTTCCAGCCCCTTCTCGCCACCCTCATCATCCTCGTTCTCAGTGGGGGCCATTTTCTGGAGCTGGTCTTCATTAAGCCCCAGCAAAAACTTGCGGTCTTCTTCGGTCCATGCGGAATTCTTGATCAACTCACCAACAAACTTGTCCTTGTCCATCAAATTCTCCTCTCGTACATTTGTAATAACATTCCCACTCAAATCCTGGTACACAATTTTCTTTTCCACCTCAACCGGCACACCAACCAGCCGAACGTCTTCTTCCTTTTCAACTACGTATTCCTGCTTATAAAATTTACCCTCCTTTTCATATACAAACCAATCATCAAAAACATCTTCAACCCAAATAGATTTATCCATGTTAGGATCAAGTGCCATACGAAGCATATGGTTAATTTCCCCATGACTCATTTCGTTTTGGGCTACGCCTAAGTATTGCAATGCTTTTTCGACATCGAGGTGAAGGTGCGCTGCATTTACCCGCAATAAGCCAGCACCATCGGCAATCGAACAAGCGCCGATTTGGTCGGGGAGGATAGCCAAATGATCAGGACGGTAGTTGCGTGCGATAGCGACATATGGTTTGCCATTAAATTCGCCTGCGACGTCTTCGTTTTCAGTGAAAAGCCCAGTGCTAACTTCCATCATCATGTTGTTGAGTACAGCATCCAGCACCCGGTTGTCCACCGCCACAATACGATCTTCTTCCAACCAAGCTTCAGCCCTAAGACGGTGGCCGTCAAAGGTGGTGTTCATAATCACGCCAATTTTTTGGGTGGAGATGATATCAGGATCACACGCGGACAGGGCTTTGCCATTCATAGTGGGATGGTAAACCACGACGGGCTTGTGGTTCCAGACTTGTGGCACTTTCGCTAACTCTGATGCCGGGTAGTACAGGGGGCCATTAGATCCATTGAGCACGCCTTCTACCATCATGATCATTGGTACGACAAGGTATTTCCGGCCCTCCATTGTATCATTGCGCACCATGCCGGTTAGGTTCGTGGTAATAAATTCCATAGGCCACCCCTTTATGTTATAGGTCCAAACATATTGTAAATTCAAACACCATATGTAAAGATTATACAACATAAGGGCGTGAAACAAAAAATAAATTTTAAATAAATAGTAAAAAATTAGTATGAATGTAAATCCCGGACCGTAAAAGCCGGGATGGTGTATTGTGCGTTGAAATCATGTTAGTGGGGGAGAAAAGCTTGAAGCACGAGGGATATCGCCGTTAAAACTATAGACCAAAAATAGAAAGAATAACCAACCCAACCAGTGCACCCATTACAAACCAAAACAAAAGGCTTGCTCTTTTTCTCATTTTTGTTTGGTGGTTTACCCATTCCATACAAATGGTCCTTCTGGCATTTACCATTTCCCGGGCATGCACATATGCTTTTTCTGCTTGATTCACTGAGATACCTTTCTACTCAAAACTTCGGCGGATTCAGGTAATGCTTATTGCACATCCTACATCTATACTATCGATGGCAACCAAACCTTCAAACTTTTATTCCCACCATTCCTTATACAGCTTTTCTCGCAACCAGCATTTCCCAGTCTCACGCGCAGCATTATTGCAACGGACACCATCCGGGAAAAACTCACCCAATGCCTTAGCTATATCAGGCCATTCATAATCATGCCCCGCAAGGAACCCACCCTGTTTGACCTTGGGCCACCACATTTTTAAATCCGCAGAAAAGCCCGCATATGAATGGTCACCATCGATGTATACAAAATCAAAAGATTCATCCGGCCAGCGAACAGCATTTTCTTCCGATGATTCACAAAACAAGATCGACCGCTCCCCATATGGCCGCAAAGCTTCCACCGCCCTTTGGTGCCAGGCCAGTGCTGTCTCCTCATTTGCAAATTGACCAGGGAGCCGTCCAAAAGTTTTCAAATAAGTGGTGCCCCGCCGGGCATGTTCTTCCCACAAATCGACACCTAGCAAAACAAGCTTTTGATGGGATTCCAGCATCCGCACAGAGTGGACAGCCAGATGCACGCCTATCTCTATCCCACGCACGGGACAAATGGGAACAGCCTACCCACAAAAGACCCAAACCGTTTATCTGATTTTTCAAACTCTTGTATTACTTTTCCCCGCATGATATCTATCATTGATCGTGACCTCCTTCTACATATTATTAAACTTATTAAGGTTTACCAGCCCAAGAGGAAGCCAACAATGCAGCCTTCTTAGTTTTCTTCCCAGTCTCGGCTTTTATAGATTTTGTAATGGCTTTCACTTTACTGCTCTTAGCGCGTTTTTGGCCTGTTTTCTTTTCTCCTACGTTTGCAGGCTGCCATGAACATCGGCAATTACTTGCAATTATACCACTAATACTATATACTGTACTCATGGTTTGTAAATCATACACCGGAAAGGAACAGACATGGCGTCTACGGATACTAAGGACCTTATCAAATTGCACACTGTCCACGGATGGTCCCTCAACCGCATTGCCAAACATTACCATGTCAAACGGGATACCGTCAAAGCCCGCCTCAATAAAGTGGGTTGCCCAATCCAAAATGCGTCCCGTCAAAACCGCATCAAAATCAATACAGGGGCAGTCATTAAACTTTTTCAAGATGGGGTGTCTGTCAAGGCAATCGCGGAACAGCTGTGTACTAACAGGAGCGTAGTCCTGAAACGACTGGCGGATAGGGGATTGACACCCCGCACTGGTACCGAGGCGAATCTGCTCCGCTTCCAAAACACCACCGAGGAGGAGCGCCAATGCATCACGGCAGCCGCCCATGCTGCTGTCCGCGGCATGCGCCATACATCGGAGTCGTTGTGTAAACGCGCCCAAAGCCGGGCCAGGCAAACCCCCAGTACAAAATGGGAGTGCGCCGTCCAAGCTGGTTTGTCTGGGGTAGGATTGCCCACAATTCCCCAGTACGCCATCGGCAAATATAATGTCGATTTTCTCATTACAAAAACGCCCTTCGTGGTGGAGGTATTCGGGGGCAGTTGGCACGCATACGGCCAGCATATTGAGCGCTTCGAAAGCCGCTATAAATTCATCCGCGATGCAGGGCACCCCGTGTTTATAATCTGGTGCCTCGATCCCACCATAACACCCCGTATCTACCACAAGATCAAGGCCATTGTAAATAGATTCCGCGCGGGCAAAACCATATTTCGTGAGCAATATGTGTGCCGGAGTAACGGTGATATGACGCCCCCCCACAGTAGTAAAATCAATTATCTCACCGGTGTAATACGTCTTTAGCATTGCTAGTGCACCCGGCGCGACTACACGCATATCCCCAGCTACACAATTTGGATGCCTGGGTATAAGCCCACGTGCTTCTTTCACCGTCATGACAACGCCCTCAAGCGGGGCACACAATGGGCATACCCTATCATCCCCGGCAGTACTCCATTCTGCCATGACGCCCACTTCCTCGACATTCATAACATCAAAAGCATCCAGTTGGCCTTCTGCATGGGCATTGATGATCTCAGTCCTGGCAATAGTCAATGCACGTTTTTTCTCAAGCCCACTAACACTTTTATTCAATTCCCGTGCAATTTGCCGTGGCCCGGTACCAGCCGCAAGACCACTGGTTAGGATGCGGGACATCTCTTGGTCCATTTGTGCAGTGACGCCTTGCAATTGGCTGAAGGCACGGGTCCAAAGCATTTTTAATTTGCTTTGCGCCACCGGGCTATTAAAGGCCATATCCAAAAAACCGGCCTTGCCACCTTCAATAAATTCGAAACCCCTGGCCGCTGCAATATCCGCCGCATGCGTATCCGTGTACGCACGAAGGAGGCCTTTTTTGTATGCGCTACTGATATACGATTCCACCCATGGTGTTTGTTTATTTACACCGGATACTTCCAAAATCCCAGCATTCACTTGGGCCTTCAACCATTGCCTGTACGAATCCAACTTGGCATCATCCGCTACAAACCGCCAGCGGGTATTAATGGTGAAAGTATTTGTAGTGGTGCCCCGGTGTTTAAAATATTCAATCTGCCTCAGACGGCGGATAGCAGCTGCTTTGCTTGCATACCCCTTGGAAAGCTTCTTGCCACCTTCACCGTAAACATACCACTTGCCACCAACACGCCGCACAACGTTTATAGTTATAGCTTGTGCATTGAGTGCCTCCTGCGGCCAAACGCTTACCACAGCCGCCAGTATGGGCGCAAATGGCCCACGTCCGGCAACCGCGTCAGCACGTAAGCCAAAGGCGTCCTCAGTATCCACCAGCGCAGTAATAGCCGCACGCAAGGCGGCGAAACGTCTGCGCATATCCGCCATAAACCGCTGCCGCAACATCGTCGTCCTGGTGGGGTCCGCGCGCAGGGGGTTCTTAGTCACTGGCATTCGCATCCTCCCCACCCTGGCCCACACCTACAGCCAGCGGCGTGCCACCAACTTCCCCCGCATCCGGGATCGATGACGGTGTGTGCACGTGCCCCGGTGTTGTTTCTTCCTCATCCTCAATACTATCAATGTGCTCCATAGCCGCTTCTATGACCGCCTCCGCTGTATCATCTTCCAGCCCACAAATAATCGTAAGGAATTCAAGCGGCGGGATAAGTGTGTCCACACCCCCCGCAACATATTTCACAAGCGCTTCCGTCCGCTTAGCAGCTATTTCCGCTTCCTCCCTTTCGTTCGGCGTAGTCAGGTCCGGCCATTCTACCGTCCACCCACCCGGCTCAGCTGTAGGCCGCAACACGCCGTAATCGACCAACCGCTGTATGATGGGGTTAATGAGCATTGGCGTAACATAGCGGGTCTGCCTATTAACCAGGCGACCATTCCACGCTTCGGTCGCGGCGTCCCCGGCCACCACGCCTTCCTCCACACCCATAAACACACGGAACGGGACGCCGAGGATAATGCAAATAGCCTTCACCTGTACCTCGAAACTAGCGGTAGGATCGGCAATTTGCGGAGCAAGACTTTTTGCGGACATCCCCGTCAAAGCGATATACCGCTGCAAGCCATTCATATAATTATACATCACCTCTTGCGTCGCTTCGGCATCCAACTCACTATTCTCTAGCCCCGGCTGTGTCTCAAGCGATACACCGGGAAAGCCACCGCGCCAGTACATCTCACCGCTACCACCCAGCACCTTGCGCAAATCATAGAGACGGTTCCACACCGGCTCCATACGTGGTGTCCCAAGCACCTCAGATGTCTTACGATTATCAGCAATATGTGTTACCCGCGTCCAATGCACCCTAACGGATGTGCTATTTGGTGCAGTGGCGGAACCAGATTCAAAGTTTCTCGGATCAGCCAATATGATTGTATAGGCCGTTGGCAAACCATATCGGGGATTTGTGACATCAGCTTCGTACGCGGCGATGTTAACCAAAGATGCATCCAGCACCCGGAGGAATAACACACGCCGTTCAGCCGTGGGTTTCGCATTACGGGGTAGGCCGGTAGTCTCCTCCCACTGCTCCCATCCGTCCACCGGCTCATCAAGCCGCTTACCGTCATCCAATCCCCATAGGATAATCCCGTATTGTCCAACACCGGAAAGTTCATCCGCCCGCTGCATATAATGAAACAAGTGGTGGCGTTGTTCCAGAATTTTAAGACTTTCTTCAAACGGGGTACTTATCGCCGGGTCTAGATCTTCATAAATCATCGGTACTATCTTCCACGTTTCCACCGGGTATATGTCCACCACCCGCCGCCCCATTTCCCGGTCGTACATGGCCCGGTATTGTTCATCGCTGATGGTTTTTGGGTATCCGCATTCCGTGTCAATGTCCCGGCGCGGATCAAAAAGCTTGCTCAGCAAATTGGCCCGCGTAGTCATGGCATTCATAGCCATATCAGAAGTCGGCCTTGGCGTCACACGCGCGGAAGATTTTTCTCCCCCCTGTGGAATCTTGTTATGTATCACATTCTTTGTCATACTGAATCTCCTTATTTAAAGCATCCGCGAAAAGCCGTTCATACTTACTAGGGATAACACCTGCACCTAGATGGTAACGCACAAACCTAGCCGCCCCTGGCTGTGTACAAGCCCGTATAGCCCTATACACTGCCTCCGGTGTTATTGTGACTCGTGCCATACCCCACCCTCCCCATACCCTTCCCGTGCTTCAAGCTTAAGCATAAAATCAAACAAATCCTGCCGCCGGGTTATAATCTCCAATAATATATCCTCTACACAATAATCAGATTCACGGAATTCGTTTATGCCATGCAGTCTATTTTTTAGATTCATTACCATACTCCTTAATAAAAATAACCCGCAATTAATAGTTGCGTTAGGATATAAACATTCATACTACTGCCCCCACACGCCGTACCGGGGTGGCCAGGATAGTATACGCACCGGCACCAGCATCAGTCTGATCTTTATATTTTGAAAATGGAAAATATCGCAACTCGTCAATAAATTCTTGGTTCCACCCAGCAGCCAACATCTTGAATGCACCCACATTAACCATCGTACTCCATTCATCCGCCCGCTCTTCTTTGCTACCCACGGCGGGCACAGTGCGCACACGGTACCCGGCCAGGCGTTTGACGGTGGCCTGTGCGCTTTCTTTCCCGCCACTGCCCGGCTCCTGTTCCTGCCCCACTGTAACACACTTACCATCGCGCTTTGCCGTCGCCACTATCAACCGTTCCCGATCGCCGCTGTCTAGCTGTTGACGTTCTATATCCAGTATCCACCATTCATCTTCAGCACCGTCTTTGGGTGCGTTGACATGGCGGTAACGACCCATGAGGAGGCCTACGGTATACGCCCCGCCGCCTGCCGTCCCGGCCTTGTCCCAAAAGCGGCATAGGCCTACCCATTGCTTGGATTTCAGGGCCGGTGCAACGGGCTCAATTTGTATGCGTCCTACCTTAAACATACCGCCGCCGCGGGGTACTGGAGACTGCCCATATTGACCGCTGTAACCAAATTCCCCCAAATCAATTTTCGCCTCATCCAAAATAGACTTGGAAAGTCTTACTGGGTCCATCAAACCATCTTTGCTGTACCGGCGGCGCAGGCCACGGGGGCGTACTTTAGGGCTACGTTCAGCCGGTATGCATATGTGTCTAACCTTCCCACTATCGGCCGCCTTCTTCAATAAATACCCACTGGGATCATTTTGGTGGAGTCTTTGCATGATGAGCCAAGTTACGGAAACTTCCTTATCCACTTTGCGTGTAGGTAGTACCTCCGACATGAAACTATTTGCCGTCGCTATCTCCACCTCTGACATGCGCCGGGCCTGTTGTGGGTCTAGTGGGTCATCTATGAGAATGAAATGTGCGTGGAAACCTACGGGAGACATGCCGCCGACTGTACAGGCTAAGCGACCGCCGCCTTTGGTATTCATAAATAATGATTTCGTCCATTGGTCTTTGCTTGGCACTACTTCCGGGAAAGCCGCCTGGTACATCTCACTTTCTTCGACCATTCGGCACTTGCGGCCTAAATCGAATGTAAGCTGTTGTGTGTGGCTAGCAGCAATTACGCGCATATCCGGGCGGCGGGCGTGGACCCAGGCGGGGGCCATGATTGATAGTACTGTCGATTTTGTACTGCCGGGGCTGATGTTGACGATGGTGTCGTGTAGCTTGGGGAGGCCTTGGAAAACCCGTTCGGCGTCCTTTTGGAATTCATCACACAA